AAGAAGAATGGCAAGAAATGCAAAAGTGCAAATCAGACCCAATGTATTTTTCTAAAAAGTTTGCATTCATTAGAACCCCGAAAGGTGACATGTCAGTCGAAGACGCAGGAGGGTTGCGAGATTTTCAAGAGCAATTAGTTAAGAATATGCACAACAACAAGTTTAACATATTAATGGCTAGTAGACAGATAGGTAAAACAGTAACGACTGCTATATACATAGTATGGTTTTTATTGTTTAATAAAGAAAAGAACGTACTAATGGTTGCCGATAATATGACAACCACTAAGGAGATAATGGAGAAACTAAGAATAGTTTTAGATAATCTGCCTTTCTTTATGAAACCTGGAATAGTTAAAATAAACGAGTCTTCTATTAGGCTAGATAATGATTGTAGATTAGTTCTTAGAACAACTACTAAAAAATCTGGTATTGGTATGACAGTAAACTTTTTGTATATAGATGAATTTGCTCATATATCTGAATCTAACTTAGATAAGTTTTATAGAGCTATTTTACCTACTATAACGGAAGATCCTTACGCAAAAGTAGTCATAACGTCTACTCCAAATGGAAGAAACAAATTCTGGGATATATGGTCAGATGCAGTGGATGGAGAAAATGACTACAGCCCCATGAGAGTAGATTGGTGGCAAGTACCCGGAAGAGACGAGGATTGGAAGAAAAAAACCATAGCGAATATGGGATCTGAAACAGACTTCAATCAGGAATATGGTTTACAGTTCTTTTCATCAGATCAGCTTCTACTATCTTCAAATGATCTTCAAAAATTAGAAACATTTCAATCTAATTATGTCAATACTAGTCTAGACTTAGAAGAAGAAGATTTTTATATAAATGATTTTCTAAGCTTTCATAAGAAATATAAAGATTTTACACTTAGTGATTTTAAAAATGATCCTTCATATTATGTGTTTTCAATAGATACAGCCGATGGAATGGATCAAGATTACTCAGTGTTAAATATCTTTAAAATAGTAACATTACCTATTAAAGACCTAATCAAGCATAAAAATAATATTAAAAGTGAACTTGATTGCGTGTCTATGGTTCAAGTAGGTAAATTTAGGTCTAACACATTAAACATTAATGATTTCTCTATAACATGTGAAAAAATAATATACGATATATTTAATCCAGAAAAGGTGCGTATTGTTTTAGAACTAAATCATAAAGGTGATATTTTACATAATAGATTCTCTTTAAATGAACAGTATTGGTGGGGTCAAATGGTTCACACTAAACATACAGAACTTTCTAAAAACATAAAGGCCGGAGTAAGACTAGGACCAACTAACAAATTAAAGTACTGTGAAAAATTTAGATATTACGTATCAATTAATAAAATATTGATTACTTGTTATGAAACTTATTTAGAACTATCTTCATTTGGAAGAACTAGAGGAGGTTCTTATAGATGCCAAAGCGGAAACGATGACTTAGCTATGACATGCGTAAATACTTCCCCTCTTTTTGATTCACCTCAGTTTTGGGAAATAGGAGGAGAAGTATACGAAAATACATCAGAAGAGTATAAAAATGAACTTTACGAAAAAGTATTAGACGTAAAAACAGAAAAAAAGGCTTTTGATTTTGACAGACTAAACGATCTAAATAATCAATTAAACCCTAAAGAATTTAAAGCTTCCGATAAAAAAAGTGTATTTGACGTAAATCATTTAAATAAAATTAATAAAATTTCAAAAAATTTTTATAATTCTTAGCGTTAATTAAGTATAATATTCTTATATTTAAACATAATTAAAAATAAACCCACATGAAAGAAATAATTTTATCAGAATTAGATGAAACCCTAGGAGATTTCTTAGTACAAAATAAAGATGTTGTTTACACGGCTCTTCTAGACTCTATAGAAAAAGAATATCTAAATAAAACTTCACTCGCAGTTGATATTCTACAAATAAACGCTACCGAAGATACAACACATATAACGTTAGCTAGAGAAGATTGGGTCAAAGGTCTTGAAAAAGCAATTAATTATTTTAAAAAACCTGAAATCGAAGAATATGAAAAATGCCAACGATGTCTAAACATCATTAATGAACTTCTTAAACAGTAAATAATACTTTTTACCTAACATAACAACAACAACAAAAATAAACATAAATATGCCTGCTTTTGATGAGATCAATAAAAAAATAAACAACCGAATACAAGAAATAGCTGTACTAATATATAGAAAAGAACATACTAATAGGGAATATGAAGAAATAGCCGAACTAGTATACCCAAAATTAAAATATCACATTTGGAAATTTTGCAAAAACGACTTAGATACAGAAGAAGCTCTTCATTTTACTCTAGTAAAGATATTCAATAACATGGAAAAATACAATCCAGGTTCAGGTAGATTTACCACATGGGCTTTTACAATAGCTAGAAATGAAACTTTGTATTACTTAGATAGAAAATATAAAGATATCCCAAGATACATTGAAATATCTTCCTTATATGAAGACAATAATTATAACGATTCTCTATCGGTAACTGACAAAGTGAATAGTCAAAACGAAGTTACTGAAATCTTTAATAGAACTATAAATGAAATATTTAATTTAGAAGATGAACTTCTAAAGAACATAGCTATTGATAAAATGGTAAACAATACAAAGGTTAAAGAAATAGCTTTAAAATATGATATGCCAGAAAACACAGTAAAGACCAAACTTAGAAAAGCTAGGTTCGAAATAAGAAAATCAGTAATTAAAAAAGATCCAGACGTAAACAGAAAATTATCAGATTCTTTACCTGACTTTAAAATAAAATCAAAATGAAAAATATAATAATAAGCATAAGTCCGATTAATATAATACGTAGAATCATATACATGATTAAAGAATTCTATCTGTTTATATTCTACATAAGAAAGTTAAAGAAAATAGAAAGTGAACTCGTTAGTAATAAAATATTTAAGTACTCTTGGTTTTCTTATGTAAAAGCTATTAATTTGAAAGCAGAAACTCTATCACTAGTTAATAAACCATACGAAGAATTAGAAGAAGATCAAAAAAAAGAACTTGAAAAACTAGAATTAAGCTTTATCAGTAGAGAAATTTCTAAACATAATGATATTTTTATTAAAGCTGACATAATAGAATTAATAAAAACCAAAGCTGTTAGGGTAAAAGATAGCGATTTCTATGGATATATGGTAGAAATATCCTTTAATTGGAAAAACGCTTCATTATATAATTTTCTAAGAACATTTTTTCATATAATATTATGGACATTAATTCTTTTTATGCTTCCTTACAATTTTATCTATGAATACGTGATCTCTTTTTTTAATAAATAAAAATAAATAATATTAATATGAAAATTAAGGAAATTGTTTCTAAATGGATTTGGCAAATACTAACTATTTTATTTGTAATGTTATATTTAGGCAAAGGCTGTACTAGTAAAAAAATATCTAAAGTTAATTCTAAAATAGATAAAACTAATCTTGAATTGATAAACTCAGTAGACTCTTTAACTACTGAAATAGGAAATCTTAAGGGGTCATCTGCTACTAAAAAAGAAGTAACAAATATTATGGAAAGTGTAATGTTAGACTATTTGATATATGAAGATGATTTAGATAAAGGAAAAACAAGCCTATCTGAAATAAAAAATAAGATAGAATTAAATGATTGAATGGATTAAAAATAATAAAATTACGTTAATTAGAAATTCCTTTTTACTACCTATATTACTTGTAGTTATAATGTCTATTAGTCATGTCGTAAGTTGGTATGACATAGGTAATCCTTTATCATGGGCCATTTATCTATCGGTTGCTATAGAAATTTTTGCGCTTGCGTCAGTATCTGCTGCGTCTATTAAGATTAGCAAAGGAAGCATATGGTTTTTGTTTATAATGGTTACATTAATTCAAATCATTGGAAATGTGTTTTATGAGTTTAAGGAAATATCGTTAAATGAATCTGGTTTTCTATCATGGGTTGAATTAGTTTCTCCCTGGTTTGAGGATTGGGAATTACTAGATCATAGGAGACTTTTAGCTCTTATACAGGGCGGTACTTTACCTATAATGTCTCTTACCTCTTTGCATTTCTATATACAATTTAATGAAAACATTCAAGATAAAGACAATTTAATAGACGAAGAATCAAATCTGTCTAAAACAGAAGAATCAGAACCCGATGAAACCACAGATCTAGCGTCTGGCTCCAATTTGCATGCTGAAGTTACAGAAAAAGTTTCATCTAAAAAACAATATGAAGATACTTTATTTGAAACTAGCAATGTATCGGATCCAAACAGATATATAAATAAAACGGATCATGATTTAAAAGTATCTAAAGGTACTCATAAAAAATCAGATGAACGTCCTCAAAAGAATTGGGGAAAATAAAATAGTAACTAATGGGTAACTGTAAAGGAGATTGTGTCAATGGTTTATGTGCATGTTCAACTGTTGCAACTAAGGCTTTACTTACATTAAAGGATAGTTGTTTTGCAATAGGAGATTGTGAAAAAACAATAGGTAAAATATGCTTAGATGATTTTGCATATCCAGTAGATGGAAAACAGTGCATGCAACTTGAAATACCTAAAGCTGAAGTTGGAGCTGAGTGGAATTCGTTAACTTTATTTGATAATAAAATAATACTAGCATCTCCTTCTGAAGATTTAGATCCTAATATTTCTTACGTAAGAGGTATTGTATTAAAAGTAATGTATGAACATGAAGATGAAAATTTAGAAGAAGTGCCTTTGAAATATAAAAAGTCATATATAACTATTACAGATGCATCTGGTAAAGAATCTACGTACCCTTTATATAATTTCTTTAGTATCTTTACTAACCCTGTTACTAATGACCCTTCTGATTTTATAAATAAAATAGTTATTAGTAACCCTAGTACTAGATATAGCTTTAAAGTAGACGCTCTTTTAATCTATACTAAAACAAGTACGTTATAAAAAAATATTAAGTAAATGGTATCTATAGAAAGCGCAACAGAATTAATACAATTAGAACACTATAGTTCAGGAGGAGCAAATGTTGATTATATCCCAACCTGGATAAGCACAGATAAAAGAGGTCACAGTACATCGATTGGCTATTGGCAGATAGGTTCAACAAACCAACAAGGTCTCACATATTCTCCAGTGTACAAGGTTATATTTGCTGATTTATCATTAGTCACTGCGACTCATGTAAAAGTATGGGGAATAAGTAATACCACTGACGATGCCGCTATTTTTCCAATAAACTTTTTTAAAGGATCAGTAGCGCCTAATCATGGTAATCCTGTTCTTGATATTTACTTAAATAAATTTGAATTTACAGACGCAACGGGAAATGTGGTAGTTCCTGGAGGAACTTATTCTATCATAGGCTGTAAGAAAAAGTCAATGCCTATCAGCTATTAAAATAAGATTAATAATATGATAAGCAAATCTGCCTCTGAGTTAATTAGTTTAAACCCAATCCCTGCGAACCAGGGTACTTCTTCTAATTTAGTTATTGCGGAAGTATTATATGATGCAGTAGGTACTGATACTAATTTAGAATGGATAGTTTTATACAACCCAACTAACACAACAGTTGATATATCTAATTATAAAGTTCAAACTGCCGGATCTTCTTTTAATACTCAAAGTATCATATCTTCTAATAATTCAATAAAACCCTATTCTTATTTTTTAATAGCAGAGACTTTAACAGGTTCCGGAATCAATGCAGATTTTGT